CTAGCTTAGAAATTCGAACCTACTAGAATATAATATAGTTATGAATGAAGTAACGATACCATTAAAAGTAACTGGCATAGGCGCGATTAAAGCCGAATTAAAAGGACTTAAAGGCGCTATTGCTGAGGCTACAGACCCAGCACAAATAGACGCACTTACACAGCGTGCGGGTGAACTAGCGGACAAACTTAAAGACGTTAACGAAAAGGTAGGCGCTATGACTACTGGTTCTAAATTTGAATCGGTTAGTAACAGCTTTCAGTTAATGCAGAATGACCTTGCTAGTCTTGATTTCGAGGGTGCTAATGAAAAGGCGCAGATGTTCGCTACTAATCTAGGTAAAATCGGAAAAGCTGACATTTCGGGCGCGCTAAAGGGTATTACTGGAATGGTTAAAACGTTAGGTATGGCGTTTGTAAAGTTAGGCGCACAGATATTAATGAACCCTATATTTTTATTAGTTGCTGTTATTGTAGCAATTGTAACTGCTATTGGTGTTTTCTTATACAAAATAGGCGTACTTCAAAAGATTCTAGCGGTATTAATGGCTCCTATATACATGTTAATAGACGGCTTTAAATGGCTAACAGATGCAATCGGTTTAACTTCATACGAAGCAGAAGACAACGCGGAACGAATCAAAAAAGCAAACGAAGAAATAATAGATTCTAGTAAGAAAAGAACAGAAGCTGTAACATCTATGTACGACTTCGAAATAGAAAAGGCAAAGATTAACGGACGCGACACCACTAATTTAGAAATAAATAAATCTAAAGCGATTACTAATGAAGCTAAATTAAGACGTGATAGACAAGTAAAAGAATTACGCGCTTTAAATAAAATTGCTAGTGAAGACAACGCAGAACAACGCAAGAAATTAAAAGAGGCTATTGCACAAGAAAACACAGCAATACGTCAAGGGTCACGCGAAAGAATCTTAATTTTAATGCGAGAAACTGCAAAGAAAAAAGAAGAGTACAAAAAGCAAAGAGAAGAAGCTAAAAAGGTAGCAGAAGACCAAGCCAAAGAAGACGCTAAAGAAGCAGAAGCGAGGGCAAAAGAAGCACAAGCACGCTACAAAGAAAAGAAGGACGCGCTTAAAAAAGCTATCGAAGATATTCAAAAAGAAATTGCAACAGCGAATAAATTTGTAACTGACAGCGATAAAACTCAACAACAACGTGAAGTAGACGACGTAAAAGCAAAATACACAGCTTTAATTGCAGAAGCTGAAAAATATAAACAAGATACTACAGCATTTAAAAAAGCGCAACAAATAGAAATAGACGCTATAAATAAAACGTTTACAGATGCAGAACTTGAAAAGCAAAAGAAACTAGACGACGAAAAACTAGCTAACGAGAAAAAAATAGCAGACGGATTAAAAGCATTTAAAGAAGCTGAACTATTAAAAGAAGAAGAACTAGACGAAGCCATTTATCAATCTAAATTAACCGCGCAACAAAAAGAACTAGAAGACAATAAATACAAGTACGACGAATTAATAGCACAATACGAACGATACGGAAAAGATACCAAAGATTTAATAGAAAAGCAAAAAGACGAAGAAGATAAAATAAACGCAAAGTACGCACTTGCAGAAATTGAACAAGCTAAACAAGTACGTGATAGTAAAATTCAATTTGCTTCGGACATAGCTAACGGAATCGGTGTAATTGGTGAAATGTTTATCAAAGACCAGAAGAAACTAGAAAAGTTTAACAAAGCTAGCGCGTTAGTTCAAATAGGAATCGATACGGCAAAAGCGATTAGTTCGTTAATTGCTATGTCGCAAGCCAACCCAGCGAACGCGGTTACTGGTGGTGGTGCTGGTATCGCACAATTTGCCAGCGGTATAGTTCAAATTTTAACCAATGTAGCGAAAGCGAAAGCGTTACTTTCGAATCCTTCTAGCACACCTTCGCCAGATAGCGGAGGGAATCCTCCAGAATCTTCAACCTCTGTAAGTATGGCAACGCCTTCTATTCAGATGTTCGGACAAGGTAACAACTTAAACACGCAAGGCGGTACGAAGTCGGCAAACGCTAATCAAAACATGGTCGTTACAGCTGTCGTAAGTGAAAGCGACATAACAAACACACAAACGAAACTAAGTAAACTTCAAAGAAACGCTGAATTATGACAAGTTACCAAGCCTTAATAAATGAAATAACCACCTTTTACGATAACCATATTCAAGTTAAAAAGGTAGGTTCAGACTTCAAAGAACAAATGTTTAACTTTGCTACCAAAGACGAAAAGTACCCTATCATTTATATCGTACCAATTAGCGCGTTACCTACTGAAAACACGAACGATTTTACTTTAGAAATATATTGCTTTGACATTATCCAAAAAGACCGCGAAAACATTAACGTAATTCTGTCCGATTGCCAACAAATTCTATACGATCTATACACGTACTTTATTAATTCGACAAACTACGCTTTCGACGTGGTAGACATTCCTAGCTTTACGCCTTTGAATAACGACTTGTTAGACTATTGCGCTGGATGGGTAATGACTGCGACCTATTCAGTAAACAACTGGACAGACTGCGCCGTCCCACTTAAACAAGGCAACTAAATAATTTAATATAGTTAAACACGGAAACAATGGCTAGTAATTTAATGGGCGAATTAGTCGCTAACAACGGGACATATTTTTTAACTGGTAGCGGTGCTTTATATTCTGGTAGAGTAGACCAGATTATAGTTAGGGGTACGGGTGTTATTCTTAAAAGACTATATGTAACCATAGATGGTGAACAAGTTCAAGTTACTAATGATTACATAGGTAGTAACAACGTACCAGATGGTTTAAGAATTACGCCTAAAAATGATGCTGTATTCACTGGAATTTCGTTAGATAGTGATAGTGCAAATAATGTAGGTCTTGAATTAGTTTTATCTGCGTAATGGCTACCAGTATAAAAATATCACAATTACCAGAAAAGGGCGCTAACCTTGAAGCTACGGACTTATTAGAAGTATCTGAGTTTAACGGGACTGGTTACGTTTCTAAATCAATTACGGGTCAAGAAATTATAGACAGCGTTACGGGTGGTGGTGTTACTAACATTACAACAAACGCGCCTTTATCTACTACGGGCGGTACTACGCCAGACCTTTCAATTAGTGAAGCGGACGCAAGTACCGACGGATTTATAACTGCTGTAGATTGGAATACTTTTAATGAAAAACAAGACGAACTTGTTAGCGGTACGAATATCAAAACAATCAACGGAAGTTCTGTTTTAGGCAGTGGTGATTTGGTTGTAAGTGGTGGTGGTGCGAGTGGTATTCATGCACTTGTAAAACCAAGAACGGGGCAAGCAATAGCACCTATCATTGGTGGGGGTGGATTAAGCACTGGTTTTGCAACGGCTAATAGGCTTACTGCTCAGCCATTTATTCCAGCTAATACATTTACTTGTTCTAATTTATTTTTGAATGTTTCCAATTTTGGAACTGGCGCATTGGCGAGAATTTTGATTTACTCAGACCTTAATGGATTGCCAAATACTAAACTTTACGAAAGTGCAAATTTAGATTGTGGAACTAATGGAATTAAAACCGCTACAACTTCATTCACATTTACAGCTGGTGTAACATATTGGATTTGTACACACGCATCTCTTGGAAATGGATTTACTACATTTACTATATCAAATATATTGGGATTTCTTGCGGGTGGTTTATCAATTACATCATCTTATATTTATACTTATACTTTTGGTTCTGCTCCAACTACATTAAGTGGACAATCTAATTCAACTTCTACTTTTCCAGCAGTATTTATAACCCCAGCTTAAAACTTTAACCATGCCACAAGTAAGAAACGAAATATACGACGATAACGGACTAGTACGTGTTGAATTTATAGAGGTTGACGAACCAACAGCAGAAGAACTAATCACACAAAAAGAAGCTGAACTTTTGGCTATGTACAATGAACTTAAAGCACTTAAAGGCGAGTAATGGGAAGGTACGCAAATAACGGGGTATTCAATGTCAAATACAAGACACGTAATAAAATCGCGCAGACTTTGCGTAAAATTATCCTTGCAGAAACTTTAATAGATACTGGTAGTCTTTACGACTCAGTAAGAATTAACGCACAGATACCCGCGCTAGGACAATTAGAAATTCAGATAATTGCTATGTACTATTTCGGGTTCTTAAATAACGGGACTAAAAATATGTTAGCCTTTGACTTGTGCGCAAAGCTGACAGAAGCCCTACAGAACAACGGAACGACTGCGGAAATATTTGACCAATATACTCAGTGGATGGCTGAACGTTACCCTATCTTACAAGTGGCTCGAATTCTTGGAGAAAAGACAAGTTTAGTTTATACGTTTGAACCAATCGGAGGTTCATTTACAGATGACTTAAAATTTAGAGGTTTCTAAGTGTCCCATATCTTTACGCATAGATAACATATTAAAGACAAAGATTAAACTTTGGTTACCTATGTCGTCCATTTTAGTTAAGTCACCTTCGCAAAGGTCGTAGAGTAAAGATTCCCACCCCCACTTTTTAGCCTTTTTCCCGTGTTCTTTTTGCTTTAAGCTGTCTTTGTATTGTTCGACAGAATCAAAGTCGTTTATATCGTCTACTTCGTCGTCGTCTTCGTCGTTATCATTGAACAAGTTTTCATATTTCTGCATGAAATTTTCCCTATACTTAAGATAGTCCGTAAGAATTCCGTACACGTCTGTTATAAATACGTCGTCGAATAGTTCGAATCGTTCAAAAGGACTGAAAATATACGGCTCAAATTCTATATTATTCCATTTATCCTTATCAATACGGCGGTAAAACACGGATGCTATATGAGAAATATGTACTATATAGTCGTTAGTTAGAAAATATTCTAGGTCTATAAACTCAAATAACGTTAATTTATTAAACGGCTTGAAGATATAGTCTTCTTCTTCGATAGTAAGTGTAGACTTAAACGCTTTTTTAGGTTCGCTTAGAACAAATTTAACAGAATTAAATAGCTTATTTAGTTCATCTATTTCTAGGTCTTCTAAATCCCATAAATTTAAACACCTCTAAATGTTTTTCGACGTTGTCAAGTTCCGCGTTTGCGTGAATGTCCGTAATCCCTTCGAACTGCTGAATCGTTAGTTCGTTCATTTCGTTTGGAATTTCTTTTCCTAATATTTCTACCATGATATAAATTTTGAACAAATATACTATTTTATTAATATAGTCATGATTAAAGACCTACCTATTTACAAAATTACAATAGACCCAGAGTATTCAGACGGCGAAGATTTAGGTATAGAACAAATCGCGTTCACAGATAACCCAGCCGTTAAGGTTAAAGGGTTAGCATTTAGTCAAGAAAAAAAACACTTCTTTTCGGATAGTCTAAAATATAGAGTAACAGCGCCCGCAATGATTCCTATGGAAATCTACAGACGCGACGACGAAGCGGGTGACTACTACGTACAATTTGACGAACAAACTATAGAGCAAATCTATGTGAAGTTCATGAAGGACTTGCAAAATAAAAACGTTTTCAACTTAGAACACGACGCAGAACAAAACGTACCCGCTTACATTCTTGAAAGCTGGATTGTAGACAACCCGAAAAAAGACAAAGCATTTACAACCTACGGAATCGAAGTACCGAAAGGGACTTTAATGTTAACAGCACAAGTTACCGACGTAGACTATTATAATAACCTAGTAAAAAACGAACAAGTAGGATTTAGTATCGAAGGTTTTCTAGGAATGAAATTAAGCAAACACCTAAATAAATATAATATGAATTTCCCAGACGGAGAACACACAATTGAAGACAAAATCTACGTTGTCAAAGACGGCAAAGTAGTAGAAATCAAAGACGTAGTTAAAGAAGAAATGGCGGAAGTTACAGAAGAAGTAACCGAAGAAGTCGAAATGGCAGAAACTAGCGTAGAAGAAAAAGAAGTAGTAGAAGAAGCTACAGACGAAGTAGTAGAAGAAGAAATGGCTATTGACCCAGCTATGGACACAGAAGCTATTCTTGCAATCGTTAAACCATTGGTAGAAGAACAAGTGAACGCAGTTATCGGTATGATTGCAGACTTGAAAAATCAAATGGAAGAAATGTTAATTAGCAAAGAAGAAGAAGACGATATTGAAATGTCCAAAGATGTTAAAATGTCTGCTTTTGATAAGTTCAAAGCGTTCCGCGCATTCAGTAAGTAATAATTTAAACACAAATAAAAACAAACAAAATGATTAGAAATTTAAAATTTGACCTTGACGTAGATACTAACGCGTTATTGTGTCCAAACCCAGACGAATTTTATTCGCGTGCGTACTTAACAGAAGATATCGCAGACAACTACAGAACGTTGCCTGGTATTAAATCTGCTACGAAATTGGCAAACGTAACATTTGGTAACCTTTTAGCACCTTCAACGTGTAACTTCCAAGCACCTACAGACAACCTAGACGCTATCACTATTGATGTTTGTGCATTATCTGCAATGTCACAAATTTGTCAGTTCGAATTAGAACAGTCTTTCCTTGCTTTACAAATGGCACAAGGTTCTAACGGAGATTTCTCTGTAGCTTCTTTCATGTCTTACTACTGGAATGAAATGGCTGGACGTATCGGTAACGATTTAGAGTTAGTTCGTTGGCAAGGTGACACAGAAAGCACAAACCCAGTTCTTTCTTTGTGTGATGGTTACTTGAAAAAATTATGTGCTGACGTAGCTGTAAATGGTTTGTATGGTGGTGCAATTACACAAGCTAACGTATTGGCTCAAATGACAGCGGTACTTCAAGCGTCACCAACAGCGGTTCAATCAAAACGTGCTGACTTACGTTTATTCGTATCTAGCGACGTATTCGTAAATTATCAAATTGCTTCTGCTTCTGGTAACACTTTGACTTATGTTACAGCACCTTTAGCACCTACGTTCTTAGGAATTAAAATTGTTCTTGCAGAAGGTATGCCAGTTAACACTATGGTATTAGCTTTGAAAACAGACTTGATTTACGCGTTTGACGCAGAAGGCGACGCAAAAGCATTGAAAGCAGTTAACCTTGCTGACTCTGTAGCTGAACCTTATATCCGTACACGTGCTAACTTGAAAGCTGGTTTTGCTTACACTAATCCAGACCAGATTGTAGTTTATAACGTTTGTTTCGACTAGTCAATAAACAACTAAAATAACGGGGGTGGGTAATGCGCCCGCCCCTTTTTTTTGAACTTAAAAATATAGAAAAAATGGCATGTGCTACATTACAAGAAATCCTTAAAGGATGTGACCCAAACAGCGGGGGGATATATACGCTATTAATTAATCAACAAGATAACATTACTGGAATTACCACACTTGAAACGGGTACTAACTGGGAAGTTACAGCTATTACAAAATCCGAGCCTTTCGTAGCTATGGAGTTCAAACGTAATACTGGTAACTTTACAGAAGAAGGCGCTATTGATTTAGTAAATGGTTCGTCTTATGTTACTCAAACTATTAACTTAATGTTCCACCGACGCGACCAAGAAAAATCGAAAGCAATTAAAATTCTTGGTGCTGGTCAACAATACTTAACAGCTGTCGTAGGTGACGCAAACGGAAAGTTTTGGTATTTCCCATTCTTACAAGTAAGCGCATACGGCGAAGGTTCGGGAACTGCTCGCGCAGATGGTTCTAAATACAGCTTAGTTCTTACTGCTGAAAACACAGACCTAGCTTACGAAGTTGACCCCGCTATTATCGCTGGTCTTACAGCTTAATTAGTTTAGTTACATTCTAGAAACGTAACACTTATAA